TGGGCAGAACGTCTACTACATCGCCTACAACCAGGACATGACCATCGAGTACATCCAGGCGTGCGCGATGTGGGCCAAGGCCTTCAACCGTGCGGCGGATGAGATCGAACAGGGGTTCTGGGACGAGGACGAGGAAGACAAGCACATCAAGACCTTCACCATCCGGTTCCCGGGCTCGGGCTTCCGGGTGGTGGCGCTGAGCAGCCGGCCCAGCAACCTGCGCGGCCGGCAGGGGATCATCGTCATCGACGAGGCAGCCTTCCACGAGAAGCTGAGCGAGCTGCTGAAGGCAGCGATGGCCATGCTGATCTGGGGCGGCAAGGTGCGCGTGATCAGCACGCACAACGGCACCGAAAACCCGTTCAATGAGCTGAAGACCGACATCGCCGCCGGCAAGCGGGCCGGCACGCTGCACCACATCCCGTTCCGCCAGGCGGTGGCTGAAGGCCTGTTCAAGCGGGTGTGCCTGCGGCTGGACAAGCCGTGGTCGCCAGCCGACGAGCTGGACTGGGTGGATGGGGTGTACAGCTTCTACGGCGCCGGCGCGGCCGAGGAGCTGGACTGCATCCCGGCCAACAGCGGCGGCGCCTGGCTGAGCCGCACGCTGATCGAGAGCCGCATGGTGGCGGCGGCGGTGCTGCGCTGGGAATGCAAGCCGGGCTTCGAGACGCTGCCCGAGCACATCCGCAGGGCCGACTGCCAGGACTGGATCGACGAGCACCTGGCGCCCGAGTTGGCCAAGCTGGACCCACGGCTGCAGAGCTACTTCGGCAGCGACTTCGGCCGCAGCGGCGACCTGACGGTGAACGTGCCGGTGCAGGTGACGCAGCAGCTGATGCGCAAGATCCCGTTCACGGTGGAGCTGCGCAACGTGCCCTTCAAGCAGCAGGAGCAGATCGCCTTCTACCTGCTGGACCGGCTGCCGCGCTTCATGCACGGCAAGTTCGACGCGCGGGGCAATGGCCAGTACCTGGCCGAGGTGGCGATGCAGCGCTATGGCAGCGCGCGCATCGAGCAGGTGATGCTCAGCGAGGGCTGGTACCGGGACAACACGGCGCCGTTCAAGGCGGCGTTCGAAGACGCCACCATCGAGCTGCCGCGCGACGCGGACACATTGAACGACCTGCGCGCGTTCGAGGTGATGAAGGGTGTGCCGCGCATCCCCGACCGCCGCACCACCGGCGCCGACGGTGCCAAGCGCCACGGCGATGCCGGCGTGGCCCTGCTGTTGGCCTATGCGGCGAGCCGGGCGGAGGTGTCGCCCATCGAGTTCGAGGCGCTGGGCGTCGAGCGCATCAGCAGCGACCTGAGCGACTACATCGGAGCCTGACATGGCCGACATCCTGGACCAGCACGGCCAGCCCATCCAGCAAGAGATCGCCAGCATCACGCGGGACATCCACCGGGTGTTCTATGGCGGTGTGCAGTTCAACGAGGACGAGACGCTCAAGGCCCGCGGCGGCGCCAAGGGCCTGAAGATCTACGAGGAGCTCAAGCGCGACAGCCATGCCGGTGCGGTGCTGGCCAAGCGCAAGCTGGCGGTGACCTCGCGCGCCTGGTCGGTGGAGCCGGCCAGCGACAAGCGGGTGGACAAGAAGGCGGCCGAGCTGGTGGAGATGGCGCTGAAGCACCTGCGCTTCAACCACGTGTGCAAGCGGCTGCTGGAGGCAACGCTGAAGGGTTTTGCGGTCAGCGAGGTGATGTGGGAGATCCGCGATGGGCTGGTGCTGCCGGCGCGGCTGATCGCCCGTGACCCGCGGCGCTTCGTGTTCGGCCTGGACGACGAGCTGCGGCTGCTGACCAGGGAGCACATGCTGCAGGGCGAGGCCATGCCCGCGCGCAAGTTCGTGGTGCACCGGCGCGGCGCGGACGATGACAGCCCCTACGGCAGCGGCGTGGGCGGCATGTTGTTCTGGCCGGTGTTCTTCAAGCGCAACACGATCACCTTTTGGCTGACCTTTGCCGACAAGTTCGGCAGCCCGACGGCGGTGGGCAAGTACCCGGCCGGCTCGGGCAAGCCGGAGCAGGCCAAGTTGCTGCAGGCGCTGGGAAAGATTGCCCAGGACGCGGGCGTGATCGTGCCCGAGGGCATGGTGATCGAGCTGCTCGAAGCCAGCCGCAGCGGCAGCGTGGACACCTACGAGAAGCTGGTCCGGTACATGGACGAGCAGATGAGCAAGGCGGTGCTGGGCGAGACCATGAGCACCACGGCCGCCAGCAGCGGCCTGGGCAGCAACCAGGCCAGCGTGCAGAACGACGTGCGGCTGGAGGTGGCCAAGGACGATGGCGACGAGCTGGACGAGACGCTGAACGACACGCTGGTGCGCTGGATCGTCGAGTTCAACATGCCGGGCGCCGGCCTGCCCAAGGTGGAGCACGACTTCGAGGTGCCCGAAGACCTGGCGGCGCGCGCCACGCGGGACAAGACGCTGGGCGAGCTGGGCTGGGAGCCGACCGACGCCTACATGCTGGAGACCTACGGCGAGGGCTGGACGCGCAAGGCGCCGCCGGCCGCGCCGCCAGCTGCCGGCCTGCCAGTGCCACAGCCGCAGGACGCTGCACTGCCGGTCGACACGCAGGGCAACACGGCTGATGACCCAGCTGACCCGCAGACCGACACCGTGCGCTTTGCCGACGGTGCGCCGCTGGGCAAGGCGGGGCAGCAGCGGGCCTTCACGAAGGCGCGGCAGGACGCGATCACGGCCGGCGCCGATGTGCTGGCCGGTGAGTGGCAGGCCCTGGTGCGCAAGCCGGTGGAGGACGTGCTGGCGCTGGCCGAGGCCAGTGGCGGCGACCTGGTGCAGTTCCGCGAGCGGCTGGCCACGCTGCTGGATGCGAAGCCTGACCCGGAGGTGGTGCAGCGCATTGCGCAAGCCACCTTCGCAGCCAATGTGATGGGGCGTGGGCTGGCGCCGAAGAAGCCGGGGCTGCTGTCCCGGATCAAGCAAGCCTTCAAGGGGTGACCGATGAACGATGAACAGATCGAGGCCGAGATCCAGGCCAAGGGCAAGACGGCGGCGCGTGTGTTGCCGGAGGACGTCGAGGCGAACATCGTGCTTGAGCATTACTTCACCCCGGCGGATTGCCTGGGTGTGGATGGCACTCAAACGATGTTCAAACCGACCACCGAAACGGAGCAAGCCAGCATCCCGCTGAACCTGCTGACGATTTGCGTGCTGGTGCTCAAGAACGGCTTCACCGTCACCGGCGAGTCGGCCTGTGTGTCGCCCGAGAACTTCGATGCCGAGATCGGCCGCAAGATCGCACGCGCCAACGCGGTGCAGAAGATCTGGCCGCTGATGGGCTATGCGTTGCGCGAGCGGCTCAGTTCCGCGTCAGGCACCTGAAGCCAGCTTCTTGGCTTCTTCTGTTCCACGTGCGAGTGCCATCGCCTTTGTCGGGCTGCCGTCTTGGTCTTCGCGATAAATCCCGTTGACGCTGATGCGCCAAAACCACCGTCCATTTTTGGCCACTTGGTCTGCCCAGATTTCAGGTTCAACTTTGGAAGATGGGGAGTTGGCTTTGTGCTCTTCATTCAAGGTGTGCTCCAGCAGTGGTAGTTTCTAAATGATTGCACAGCTGCATGCCATGAAGAGGGGTGCCTTGATCAGCGAATGCGGCCAGTTCCGCTACCTGCTGTCGCGCCGCTGGGCTGGAGACGGCGGCACCAGGCCGCTGCTGTTCGTGATGCTCAACCCGAGCACGGCAGACGCCGACGTGGACGATCCGACGATCCGGCGTTGCATCGCATTTGCCAAGGCACATGCCTACGAAGCGATGCAAGTTGTGAACCTGTTCGCCTTCCGTACCACGTATCCGGCCGACCTGAAAAGGGTCGGCTGCCCGGTGGGACCGCAGAACGATGCGGTGATCGAGTCCGCCGTGCGCTGGTCCCACAAGGTCTGCGTGGCATGGGGTGCACACGCGTCACACCTTCGGGTTGAGCGCCGAGTGCAGGATGTGATGCCGATGCTGTGGCGGAACGGGTACACGCCGTGGTGCCTGCAGATCACGCGCAGTGGCTATCCGGCGCACCCGCTGATGCTGCGTGCCGACTGCCGGCTGCAGCCCTTCACGCTGGAAGCGGTCGACGAGGCGATGCACCGTGCCCGCTGAAGCCCGCTTTGACCTCGCCCCGCGCAAGGCCCTGGAGTTCTTCAAGGGCAAGGGCTACGCGACCAGCTTCGCCTGGCAGGACGTGTGGCAGTACCAGCACGACGAGGCCTTCACGGTGGCCAAGATGATGCAGGTGGACCTGCTGAAGGACGTGCGCGCAGCGGTGGACAAGGCGATCAGCGACGGGCAGACGCTGGACCAGTTCCGCGAGGCGCTGAAGCCGCGCCTGGTGGAGGCCGGCTGGTGGGGCCGGGCGGAGATGACCGACCCGGCCACGGGCGAGACGAGCCTGGTGCAGCTGGGTAGCCCGCGCCGGCTGCGGGTGATCTTCGAGACCAATATGCAGACGGCCTATGCGGCGGGGCATTGGACCCAGATCCAGCAGACCGAGAAGGACGCGCCGTTCCTGATGTACGACGCGGTCAACGACGCCCAGACGCGGCCCGAGCATGCGGCGTGGGATGGCCTGGTGCTGCGGGCGGATGACCCGTGGTGGCAGACGCACTACCCGCCCAACGACTGGGGCTGCCGCTGCGGTGTGATCCAGCTGAGCGCCGACCAGGTGGGCAAGGACGGCCCGGACACGGCGCCGCCGGTGCAGATGCGCGACTGGGTGAACCCGCGCACCGGCGAGGTGGAGCAGGTGCCCAAGGGCGTTGGGGCGGGCTGGGCCTATGCGCCGGGATCGAGCCGGGTGGAGCTGCTGCGCGAGCAGCTGGCGGCCAAGCAACAGGAGTTCCGCGATGGCCGGTGACGCGAGCATCAAGATCGAGGACTCGGGGGTGCGCACGGCGCTGGAGCGGCTGCGGCTGGGCCTGCCGTTGGGCGGCAGCATGCTGCCGGCGATGCAGGGCATGGGTCGGGTGCTGAAGACGGCCACGCAGCTGCGATTCCGCAGCACCATCGGGCCGGACGGCCAGCAGTGGGAGAAGAGCTTCCGCGCAAAGCATGAAGGCGGACAGACGCTGAGCCTGACGCGCCGGCTGCGCAACAGCGTGACCTTCGAGGCCACCAACAGCAGCGTGGCGGTGGGCACCAACGTGGCCTATGCGGCGATCCACCAGTTCGGCGGCGTGATCCGGGCCAAGAGCGGCCCGTTCCTGAGCATCCCGGTGACGCCGGCGGCACGCGCCGCTGGCAGCCCGCGCAACATGGCCGGTCTGCACGTGGCGCAGACGCTGAAAGGCCAGTTCATCCTGGTCGACGGCAAGGGCGTGACGCAGTACCTGCTGCGGCGCCAGGTGACGATGCCGGCGCGGCCGTTCCTGGGTGCGAGCGCGGCAGACCGTGTGGAGTTGATCGGTGTGATCGAGCGATTCCTGCAGGCGCGGTGGGGGGCATGAGCGCGAACAGTAAGCACCAGGAGGATGCCGCCGCCTGAACCGTAGAACAGGGCGACCGATGGGGGTGCGTCAACACCCCCGCCGGTCACCTCACCGCAGAGCAAGCCTGCGACTCAGCCAAGGCCCTGACACCTCCCGGGAGGCGGGGCAAGTATCAACGAAGCGAGTCCGCAATGGCCCAACCCATGATCCCCTGGATAGGTGGCAAACGCCGCCTGGCAGACAAGATCCTTCCCTTGCTCGCCGACCGCGAGCACAGCTGCTACGTCGAGCCCTTCTGTGGCGCAGCGGCCCTGTTCTTTTTCAGAGAGCACCGTACCAAGGTCGAGGTGCTCAACGACATCAATGGTGACCTGGTCAACCTGTACCGGGTGGTGCAGCACCACCTCGAAGAGTTCGTGCGCCAGTTCAAGTGGGCGTTGTCGAGCCGGCAGCTCTACGAGTGGGCGAAGCTGTCGTCACCCGAGACGCTGACCGACATCCAGCGCGCCGCCCGGTTCTTCTACCTGCAGAAGCTGGGCTTCGGCGGCAAGGTGCAGGGCCGCACCTTCGGCACGGCCACCACCACGCCGGCCAGGCTGAACCTGCTGCGTATCGAGGAGGACCTGAGCGAGGTACACCTGCGGCTGAACGGGGTGTTCGTGGAGCACCAGCCGTGGGATGCCTGCGTGGCCAAGTACGACCGGGCGCACAGCCTGTTCTTCATGGACCCGCCGTACTGGGGGACCGAGGGCTACGGGGTGGACTTCGGGCTGCCGCAGTACGCCCGGATGGCTGAGCTGATGCGCAGCATCAAGGGCCGGGCGGTGGTGACGGTGAACGACGTGCCCGAGATGCGGGAGGCCTTTGCCGGGCTGACGATGCAGCGGGTGGCGATCACCTACACGGTGGCGGCCGAGACCGCGAAGCGCAAACCGACCGGCGAGCTGATCATCAGGAACTGGTCCTGATCGTCGGCCGGAATACGGGCCCCAGGAGCGCCGCAGCGGGCCGGGTTGGGCCAGGGTGCCGGGCGGGTGGCGATCGTTGATCCTGGCGCGATCTGGAGGGCCGATTTCCGGGCTGGAACTGTTGCGTGGCGCGTCACTTCGGTGCGCCAGTTCGGTTTTCGGGCTGGTCGGGTGTCGGGCGCGGTCCTCATAGGAGGGGCGGGGTAGCGGGGGCGGGGGGCGGCGCGACACTTCGGCGCTCCACTTCCGCAACACTTCCGGCGCGCGACAGTTCGGGGGTTCGGGGTCGAGTCCGGGGGCTTCTTCCCAGGTGTGAAGGCGGTTTGCAGCCCTGGCAAACCATCCGCCGGCCGCAGCTAGCCATCCCGCAGACCAAGTGGCGCCAAAGTGGAGCGCGGACTCTGGGGGCCGATTACCCTAAGTCGTTGATTCTTTGGGCCATCCCAGCCATTCCCGGCCCATCCCGTCCCTTCCCGCCTTCACCCCAGACCAACTGGTTCTTCACACCAACCCACCCCGCCGCTTGTGCCATCACCGCGGCATGCCCAGGTCCAAAACCTGC